TATTGGCTTCTTTTACAGACGCACGAGCTCCTGAACGCAATCGGGGCGCTGTTGTGTCTCAGCTTCTTCGTATTGTGGGTGGGGATACCGTCACAGTCAACAGAAAGAATAAAGAGAGCTGGAATGGTTATCTGCCTACTCGTATCGTTATTTATTCTAATGAAGTTCTTCAATTAACTGAGAACTCTAATGCGTTAACAGGACGCATGATTGTGTTAAAAATGACTAAATCATTCTTTGACCATGAAGATACAGAGCTATCATTTAAATTGGAGAAAGAGTTAGCTGGTATTTTTAACTGGGCAATGGAAGGATTAAAGCGCAGACTGGCACGTGGCGGTCACTTTGTACAGCCGGAGACCGGTAGAAGTTTGTTGGAGTTGATGGCTGAACTGGGCAACCCAATTGGCTCATTCGTAGAAGATGCTTTGGAGTTTGATGCGCTGGGCACAGTATCTAAAGACGATGTGTTTACTTGTTACAAACGCTGGGCGCTGGCTAAGTCATTACCGCCAGGTACAGAGTTAGCATTTAAACGTCGCTTCTTAGCTGCCACCCAAGAGCATCGAATAGATGTTGATGTTGATAGAACTAACGGCAATAGGATACATATTTATCGTGGCATTAAGTTAAATCCTAAAGCACAGAAGTACGTAGATAGTGTAGAATCATTTAATGAGGAGGTGTTTTAATATGAATGTAATCACCGTAAAGCAGTATTTAGAAATTTTTAAGTTCTCAAACGTTGAGAATTTAAAACACATGAAGCGAGTGTTGTTTATGTCACATGGAACCGAAGATTTAAAAAACCGTTATGAAGCAATAAAAATTGCATTGGGGGAAGAATGAACGATAGAGACTATTTTGCAGCCACCATTATGAGCGGTATCTGCGCTGGTGACTGGAAGCTAAACATTGAAGAGGGCAGCACTTGGGACGAGATAGCAGCCAAGCGTTGCTACGAGATTGCCGATGCGATGATCAAACACCGTGACATTACCGAAGTCACCGAGGCCGACTTTGTACGCAACGCCAAGCTAAGAGACATTGCAGGTGAAGAATGAACGCAAATGAACTAGCTAACTTATTAGAAGTAGATAGTTGGTACAAGCTGGTAACTAGGGAAGAAATAGCCACCATGCTACGCCAGCAACAAGCTGAAATAGAGGCGTTGAAACGTCATCGTGATAGATTGGAAACGCTGGCGGAAAAGATGTTACAAGGAAGCGGAGAAATAGAATGACCACCTTCACCACACAAGACCGGCAAGATGCTCAACGCACCCCGTTGACCGACGAGCAAATACACGATATTTGGAAAAGTTTATGGGAAGGCGGCAATATTGGACACATAGCTTACACATACGCCCGCGCCATCGAACGCGCCCACGGAATAGGAGAATAGGATGATTTACTTTTTAACTTATTTTTTATTAGACCACTTTGACGCACCATCAATTTACTTTACTTTGTTTTGGTGCATCATTGTCGGTGAAGCGTTGTTTGCAATTGCTGCCGGATTTTTACAGGCAATCAACAAATGAGCTTCACCATCTACCAACACGACGGGCTCAAAGTTATCCAGTGGTTCGCCACAGTTGACAGCCTGATTGCCAGCATGCTGGCCAACCCTAACGACGCATACCACCGCAATGACTGAGATCGCTTTATCATTCTTCATCGGCTTTTTGGTTGGCTTGGTCATGCGCCCAAAAGATAAAGACATGTTAGACGATGTGCTAGAGCGCAACGAGAAATACCGCAAGTACGAAGAAGAGATTAAATATTACAAAGACTTGTGCAAATGGCACGTAGAAAGGAAACAAAAATGAAACGAGTATTAGTTACTGGAGGTGCTGGCTTTATTGCCCACCATGTTATTCAAACCATCCTAAACCAAACAGACTGGAACATTGTTTGTCTTGATCGTTTAGATTTTTCAGGCAACCTAAACCGCCTAGCAGATATGATGGCGGACTTCTCACCTGATACCAAGAAACGAGTAGAGATTGTTTACCATGACCTACGTGCTGAACTCAATCCTATGATTATGGAAATGGTTGGCGATGTGCAATACATCCTCCATCTAGCCGCTGGCTCGCATGTTGATCGCTCGATTGAATACCCGATGGAGTTTGTGCAAGACAACGTTATTGGCACAGTGCATCTTTTACAATTTGCTAGAACGTTGAAAAACCTTGAGCGCTTTGTTTACTTCTCAACCGATGAAGTATTTGGGCCAGCCCCCGTTGGTGTCAACTACAAAGAGCGTGACCGTTACAACTCTACTAATCCTTACTCAGCCTCCAAGGCGGCTGCTGAAGAGCTGTGTGTGGCGTTTGAGAATACTTACAAGCTACCAATTTATATCACGCACACAATGAATGTGTTTGGCGAACGTCAGCATCCTGAGAAGTACATACCAATGGTAATCAAAAAAGCACGTGATGGTGAAGTTGTGCACATCCATTCAGACAGCACCAAAACCATTCCAGGTTCACGCCACTACATCCACGCTAAAGATGTGGCTGATGGCTTGATGTTTATCCTTAGCCTTGATCCTGCTAGAGTTAGTGAAAAAGATTACGGTGGCGCTAAATGTCCTAAGTTTAATTTGGTAGGACCAGAGGAGATTGATAACTTAGAGCTGGCTCGCTTAATTGCAAAAGCCCAAGACAAAGAACTGGTATACAAACTGATTGATTTTCACTCATCTCGTCCAGGACATGACTTGCGTTATGCCTTATCAGGCGAATACCTTAAATCACTTGGATGGGAACCTAAGATCAATTTGACAGATCGCATTAAAGAAGTGGTGCAGTGGACATTACAAAACGACAGATGGTTAATCAAATGACAAAGAAAAAGACTGTAGAGTTTGAAGAAGGCTGGGCGGATGAATTATTGGCAGATGGTACAATCACACAAGAAGAAGTTGATGCTCTGGAAAGAATTATTACTGAGTTTGTGGAAGACGGCACCATCCTTGAAGATCACAAAGAGACAAAACACTAATGGAAAATAAACTACCGTATTACATTGCCGACACCGGACACTTTGGTATCAAGATCAAAGTGTGCTTTTCAGAATCGGCGTTTCATCAGGCTGTTAAAGATTCTAAAATAACAACCAAGCATCATGCTTTGGACATGGGTATTGCAGAGTCACACTACATCCAACAAGAGGGCACACCGTTTGCCATGTTGGGCATCGTGTTTAACTACGAAGAGATGGATAAGTTAGATTCATTAGAGCGTATGGGAATTATTTACCATGAAGTATCACATACCACCACTCATGTATTTGAGTATATCGGTGAAGATGATGCTAAGATTGGTGATGAGTCTCGTTCTTATTTAGGCGAACATATTTTTAAACAAGTGTTTAGCATCTACGCAACGGAGGAAGACAAGCGTGAACGTGCTGGAAAAAGAGATAGAAAAACATCTGACGAAGAAAGTGAAGCAGTCATCGGGGCTTTGTTTCAAATGGCTCAGCAGCGTGACGGGAGTGCCGGATCGGATAGTATTCCTAAACCAAAAGGTACACCTCGTAGAACTAAAGACAGCAACGGGAAAGCTAAGCCCAAGACAGACGCTAGTGTTTGACGAACTGGGCGAAGCTGGTTTTCCTGTACATATATTAAGATCAAAAGAAGACATTGAGGATTTTGTAAATGGCGCTATCAAATAAAATTCTTGTTAGGCAGCAAAATTATAGGAAAACTAAAAAAGGACATTTAGTAAATTTTTTAGGACATGCAAAATCAAGAGCTAAAATTCAAAATCTTCCCTGTGATTTGACATTAGAATACCTGGAATCGATTGCTAATGATGAATGTCCAGTTTTTAACACGCCATTTGTTTGGGGACAAAGTAATGGCAAACACCCGTACAGGCCTTCTTTAGATAGAGTTGTACCAGATTTAGGTTATGTAAAAGGCAACGTTGTTTTTATTTCTTTAAAAGCCAATACAATTAAACAAGACATTACCGAAAAAGAGTTGTATGCAGTAGCAGATTGGCTGCATGATAAACGGAAAGAAGTTTTAGAAAATGTTAAACCGAAACCAGTTGCACCCTTACCAGATGAAGATAATTGGGAAGGCGAAATGCATCCCCAACATCGGACTATTTCTACCACCGGGACTGGGAAAGACAGCAACAACGCTGACCATCATAGCGGAGCAATTTACAGGCAAAACGTTAATCATAGCCCCGAAACGAGTAGCGGAGACAGTATGGGATACGGAAATACAGAAGTGGGAACATCTGAAACACTTGAAAGTGTCCAAGATAATTGGGAACTCCACCCAACGTATGGCTGGATTGAACGCAAAGGCTGATGTTTATTTGGTTAACTTGGAAAATGTATCGTGGTTATTTGAAGTCCAACCCAAACCAATGTTTACCAACCTGGTTATAGATGAGTCTAGCCGTTTTAAGGATCCAAGCACCAAACGTTTTAAGGCCCTTAAAAAGCATTTAAAAGGCTTCCAGAGGCGTTTAATTCTTACAGGCACACCCACCCCTCAAGGCATGGCCGATCTCTGGTCACAGGTCGGTATATTGGATTTAGGAGAGCGTTTAGAGACAAGCCTTACCCGGTTCAGGGATAAGTATATGTCTCCGGACCAAATGAACCGACACACAAAGGTTATTTACAGTTGGAAATTAAAAGAAAATGCAGATCAGATTATTAAAGATAAGATTGAAGATATTTGTTTTAGTCTTAAAGCTGAGGATTATTTACAGCTTCCACCGCTTACAACGCTTTATCACCAGGTTGAGATAGACAAAAATGCAAGGAGTCAGTATGAGCAACTTAGAAAAGACATGGTCGTTGACATCAAAAAAGAAAAAATCACAGCTCCAACAGCAGCAGCATTGGCGAACAAGCTGCTCCAGTTCACATCGGGAGCGGTCTATAACGAAGAAGGAGAGTCTCAAGAAATACACCGCGCTAAATTGGAACGGCTTGAGTCGATCATGGAAGAATCTTCAAGTCCCACGCTTGTCTTCTATCATTTCAAGCATTCACTCCAACGAATACGTCTTCAGTTCCCAGAGGCGGTGGTGCTGGACGATGACAACATTGAGGCGTGGCGTCGTGGCGAGATTCGTATGCTCCTTGCCCACCCGCAGAGTGGTGGTATCGGGCTTAATCTGCAGTGCAACGTTGGAGAGACAGCACAAACGGTCTGGTTCGATTTACCATGGAGCTCAGAGAACTACATCCAGGCAAATGCTCGGATCTACCGCCAAGGGCAAGAAAAACCGGTTATTATACACCATCTAACAGTGACTAATAGTATCGACGAGCACGTAGTAAAAGTATTAGAAGGCAAAATTAATTTACAAGAAGCACTTTTAGATTCATTGGTTCTATGACAACACACAAAGTAAAAGCAGTAGCCCCGCGTCTTTCAGATGAAGACCTTGACCCAATTGAGCAAGACGAGCAAGAAAGTATTGCGTCTTCGCTAATCAACGAAGGCTGGCTGCCGTGGGATGCAGAAGACGTTAAAGATATTAAACGTTTGATAGCGGAAAAAATGCCAGCAAAACAGCGCTATGTTTTAGAAGCTTTTTTGCAAGGTTTGAGTTATAATGATATAGGTGTGAGCGAAAAACATTGGCGCTACCATTTTAACAATGGGCTTGAATTTATTAAACAGGAACTTAAGGTATGACAACATTTATTGTAGAGCATTTACATAACGGCCACCCAATGTTTGACAGCGTTACCGGTGTAGAAGATATTGATTTAACAATGTTTAAAGACATACAAACATTGTGGGTGTGCGACACGAAAGAAGAAATTGAAGCAGTAGAAAGCGAATTAAGGAAAAAACATGCACGACGTAGTTAATAATCCTAAACATTATACGAGCCATCCCTCCGGCATTGATTGCATTCAGATTACTGAGCACATGGGCTTTAATCTTGGCAACGCTATTAAGTATGTGTGGCGTTCTGATTTAAAGAACGATGCCATTGAAGATTTAAATAAAGCCATTTGGTACATCCAAAGAGAAATTGAACGCCGTAAAAAACAGGAACTTGATTCTTACTTAGAGGAGTGCGGAAAATGATGATTAAAATTGATTATGAGTGCGCGGATAGAATTGTCAGCGCAACAATTATTCAAAGTTATATTTCTTTACAGGCCGATTTAAAAAAAGCAAAGAAGAACCCTGGCTCTTTTCACGAAGACGACGTTGCGGTTTGGGAAAGATTAATACCTGCTTTGGAAGAGGTTGGTAGATGGTTTACTTATGATTTTGATGGTGAAGTTAAGAAAGCGAAAAAAGGTAAAAAATGAATACAAGAATTGATTTAGAACAAGCCATTATGGTGGCATGGCAAACTGCTGATGATATTGAGTTGTTGTACAAGCATCATGGCGACCACCCAAAACCAATGACAGAAGATGAAGTTGGTAACGCATTATGGGGCATCAAAATGCTTCATGATATGCGAATGGAGGCTTTGATGGATACGTATTCCCGTAAATTTGAACTGGATCAGTATTGCACAGACCCGGACAAACTAGCGGCAAGAGAAGCATTTTTTGGTATTTCAAAAACAACTAAAAAGAAAGAAAAGAAATGAACGTAGGAGATTTTGTAGTTACAGTTGAACTGACGGTAGAGCAAGTCGATGAGTTAATTAATATGCTCAACCAACCGCTTGGTGTACCAACAGTAGTGTGGGCAAAATACATTGACATTTTTCAACGTCAAGTACGTCCCCAAGTTGATCACGTAAAGACTAACATTGAAACAGTCAAATCCGCCACGGAGAAAATGAATGAGCGATAATTTTTTAAAAAACCTATTGAAATACAAAGGCTTTAGCAACGACGTTAACAAGGCTATTGAAGAAAACGTACGGCGCGATACCCAGGAAAAGGAAATGTTAGACCGAGAAAAAGCCCTTGGCTTGACCCTTCAAATGGTCAATGAAATGCTACCATCCCTCAAAAAAGCCATCCAAGCTGAGGAAAGACGTGCCCAAAAGCCCACAAAAACAATTATCGTTCCGGACGATAAATAAGGGCGGATTTCTCTTGTTTTTTGCATTAGTAGTAATAGGGAGTACAACTCGTCGTGAGACGCTTGGAAACCGACTTTACACACACTACACACAGGAGAATTAATATGGT